ATGGCGGACATAGACAAATCTCTTCCAAACGTAGAGCAAGAGATAAAAATACCATCACCTGAACAAATTGAAGTTGCTCAAGAAGAACAGCAACAGAAAATTACTGAACAAGGTGAACCTGTAGAGATAACAGAAAACGAAGATGGATCTGTAGATGTAAATTATGATCCCTCAATTGGTTCTGTTGAAGGTGGCCAAGAACACTACGCTAATTTAGCAGAACATTTACCAGACGATGTTTTAGGTAGATTAGGAACATCACTTTATCAAAACTATCAAGATTATAAAAATTCTAGAAAAGATTGGGAGAGAGGTTACAGAGAGGGTTTAGATCTTTTAGGATTTAAATACGACAATAGAACAGAACCATTTCAAGGTGCGTCGGGCGCAACACACCCAGTGTTAGCAGAAGCTGTTACACAATTTCAAGCATTAGCTTACAAAGAATTATTACCTGCAGAAGGACCAGTTAGAACTCAAATTTTAGGTGTGCCTACACCTGAAAAAGAACAACAATCTCAAAGAGTAAAAGATTTTATGAACTATCAAATTATGGATAAGATGAAAGACTATGAACCTGATTTTGATTCTTTACTGTTTCATTTACCCTTAGCAGGATCAGCTTTTAAAAAAGTTTACTACGATGAAGCAGCTCAAATGGCTTGCTCTAAATTTGTACCCGCTGATGATTTGATTGTCCCGTATACAGCTACCTCATTAGATGATGCGGAGTCTATCATTCATCGCGTACAAATATCTGAAAACGAATTAAGGAAACAACAAGTAGCTGGTTTTTATAGAGACATAGAATTAAAACCAGGACCTGTTAATGAAACAGAAATTGAAAAAAAAGAAAGAGAATTGCAAGGTGAAACAAAAGGCAGAGACGAGGACGTATTTAATTTATTAGAGTGTCATGTTAATTTAGATTTAGAGGGATTTGAGGACATGGGACAAGATGGTGAACAAACAGGAATTAAACTTCCTTATGTTGTAACTATCGAAGAAAATTCTAGAGAAGTTTTATCAATTAAAAGAAATTACGAAATAGGTGATGCTATGAAAAATAAAGTAGATTATTTCGTACATTTTAAATTTTTACCAGGATTAGGTTTTTATGGTTTTGGTTTAATACATATGATTGGTGGATTATCAAGAACAGCTACAGCTGCATTACGACAACTACTAGACGCAGGAACATTATCTAATTTACCTGCAGGTTTTAAACAAAGAGGCATTAGAATAAGAGACGACGCTCAAAGCATTCAGCCAGGAGAATTTAGAGATGTGGATGCACCAGGAGGAAACATCAGAGATTCATTTATGATGTTACCATTTAAAGAGCCGTCAGCAACTCTCTTACAACTTATGGGCGTCGTAGTAACTGCAGGTCAAAGATTCGCTTCAATAGCAGACTTGCAAGTAGGTGAGGGTAATCAACAAGCCGCTGTGGGTACGACCGTAGCGTTGCTAGAAAGAGGCAGCAGAACAATGTCTGCAATACACAAAAGAATTTACGCGGCGTTAAAACAAGAGTTCAAATTAATGGCAAGAGTTTTCAAGTTATATCTACCTCAAGAATATCCCTACGATGTTGTTGGTGGTCAAAGAATCATCAAACAAACAGACTTTGACGACCGAGTAGATATATTGCCAGTTGCAGATCCAAATATATTTTCTCAGACACAGCGTATTTCCCTCGCACAGTCGGAGCTGCAGCTGGCAACATCCAATCCACAAATACATAATTTGTATCAAGCATATAGAAATATGTACGAAGCTTTGGGTGTAAAAGATATTGATAAACTTTTAAAACGACAACCTATTCCCGCACCAAAGGACCCAGCGTTAGAGCACATTGATGCTCTCGCTGGGAAACCGTTCCAAGCTTATCCTGGTCAAGACCACAGAGCGCACATAACTTCTCATTTAAATTTTATGGCAACTAACATGGCTAGAAATAATCCAATGATTATGGCTGCATTAGAAAAAAATTGTTTTGAACACATTTCTTTGATGGCAACAGAACAAGTTGAAGTAGAGTTTAGGGAAGAATTACAACAATTAGCAATGATGAAACAAAACCCACAAGTTGCCATGAACCAACAAGTACAAATGCAAATAAAAATGACAGCAGAAAAAATTGAAGCAAGAAAAGCACAATTAATTGCTGATATGATGGAAGAATTTATGAAAGAAGAGAAGAAAATTACATCTCAATTTGATAATGACCCTATTGCTAAACTAAGAGCAAGAGAATTAGACCTTCAGGCACAAGAAAATCAAAGAAAACGTGAAGAAGGCGAAGAGAGAATTAACTTAGATAAGATGAGAGCGATGATGAACCAAGAGAATCAAGACGAAAAACTTGAACAAAACGAAGAATTAGCAAAATTAAGAGCAAATACTTCGATTGAAAAGACAATTTTATCAAAAACTTTACCAAGTGCTAAAGATATGGGCCAAGGTGGTGTGATAATTAAAAAAATAGATGACTAATCTACAAAAAAAGGTTAAAAATTAAAAAAAAGGAGCTAAAATGGCAGAAGAAAACAAAAAAGGCCTAAACCACGAAATGTTTACGAACAAAGATGGTTATGTTGAAGGTGGAAAAGAGATTGAAACAACTGATCCGTCTGAAATGCAAGAAGCAGAGGTTCAAGGTCAAGGAAATATCTTAGCAGAGAAAAAAAGAAAAGCTAAGTGGTACTAATATGGCGTGGTTTAGTTTAGCAAAAATTGCTTTACAAGCTGGTAGTAAGATATATGCTAATCGTCAGAAGACGAAGATGGCAATGTCTGATGCACAGCTCATGCACGCAGAAAAAATGGCTCGAGGTGAGGAAGCTTACCAAGGCAAACTTTTAGAAGCACGTCAAAACGACTATAAGGACGAATTTGTTTTGATAATTATTTCGGCGCCCATCGTGGTGCTCATGTGGGCAGTGATGAGTGACGATCCGGAAGCAATGGAGAAGGTAAAATTGTTTTTTGAATACTTTCAATCGCTTCCAAGCTGGTTTACGAATTTATGGATCCTTGTCGTAGCTAGTATTTTTGGTATAAAGGGTACACAAATATTTAGAGGAGGAAAAAAATAATGGTAAATAGAATATACAACAAACAAGTTTCACCTAAAGGATATATGAAAGGTGGACGTGTTGAAAAAATGGGTGGCGGCATGATGAAGAGAGGCATGTACAAGAAAGGAAGCTTTCCTGATATGTCTGGTGATGGTAAAGTTACTCAAAAGGATATTTTAATTGCAAAAGGTGTAATTAAAAAACCTGGCAAAAAGAAAAAAGTTGTCAAAAAAATGAAAAACAAGAAAAAGGTGATCGGCTAATGGCTGGCAAAGGTTTATACGCAAATATACACGCTAAAAGAAAACGTGGTGGTAAAATGCGAAAGAAAGGTGCAAAAGGTGCACCTACAGCAGCTAACTTTAGACGAGCCAAACAAACAGCGAGGTCTTAATGACAAAACTGTGTCCAAGAGGTAAAGCCGCAGCGAAAGCAAAATTCGATGTATACCCTAGCGCATATGCTAACGCCTACGCTTCTAAAATATGTGCAGGTAAGATTAAAGATCCATCTGGCACAAAAAGAAAAGATTTTAAAGGACCTAAACCAGCAGGAAAAGCCATGGGCGGTAGAATACGAGCAGCTGGTGGTGGTTTAACAGAAGCTACTGATAGACTAAGAAGACAAGGTCTTAGAGGTGGTGGAATGTGCAAAAAAGGGATGAATAAAAAAATCCTTAGAAAATAAAATGGCAAAGAACGGTCTTAATAAATGGTTCAAACAGAAGTGGGTAGATATTGGTTCCAAGAAAAAAGGTGGAGGCCATAAACCATGTGGAAGAAAATCTGCGAGTGGATCAAAAAGAAAGTATCCAAAGTGCGTGCCTGCTGCAAAAGCAGCAAGGATGACAGACTCTCAGAAGCGGAGTGCCGTTGCAAGAAAGAGAAGTAAAGCACAAGGTGTAGGTGGTAAACCTACAAATGTAAAAACATTTGCAAGAAAAAAAGCCGCTGACGGTGGTTACATGGGTAAAAGTATTAGAGGTGAGTACGGTGGTAGAAATTTATCAAATCCATCTTATGTAAACTACTATAAAGGTATGTTAGATTAATGAGAAACGATTTTCAAATGAGAGAACAATTTTCTAAAGGCACTATGCCTGCTAGAAATAAAAAAAACTTTAGACCTACA